ATGGGTGCGAGACTTTGGTAGACGCCAAAGATAAGGGGGAGCTCGTGGCTGCTTTCTTGTCTATTGCAAGCTCAGCGGCTGCAGCTTTCCTTGCGGCAGATCATCCTGATGTGAAAGCGATCCCTCTGGAGAGCCCAGCGAATAAGCGCACGTATATATTCCTGAATTATATGAATGCGACAGTCGCAAAGGCTCTAGGCATCAGCTTTGAAAAACATATGGATGCGGCCGCATGTTACAAAGAACTGCTCTAGGAGGTCAGTCATGCGAAGCCATCTTGTGAAGGGCGCTGACCGCATCGAGCTGACGATCCGGAGCTATACGGACCGGACGGGGCAAACGCCGAAGAAGAAAGTATTTCTGCAGATGCATCGCTACATCGAGAAGGATGATAAATGGACGAACAAAGACTTCCTCTGCAAGAGTGAGGCGGAGGCTTTGACGAAAATGCGAGAAATCAATCAGTATTGGATGGAGTTTCACGGTTATACGGTGGAGGAATCATGATTATTATTCAGACAGAATCCGGGGCTATTGTCACGGACCCGAAAGAAATCTATATCGACAAGGATCTTGATGGACATCTGCATCTTTACGCGGACTTGTCCAGTACGGATAGAGTGAAAGCTGTAAAGCTGACAGTGTTCAGCTATTCAAAGAATGAATTGGGGCAGATGCTTGAAACGATGTATAAGACAATGAATAACTGGCTTTTCATGGATGAATGTCCTTACTATGTCATCAGCATGAAAGAGGTACTGAATATAGCGAAGCAGGATCGCATGGAGGCATCTCATGCCTGAGTGGGAAGTCCTGCTCTTCGTCTGCATCGTCGGGATGGGGCTGCTGGCGACGATTGCTATCCTCTTCGGGAAGATCGGGGATCTTTGGCTGGCCGTCGCTGACCTGCAGGACGACCAGCGGGGAGTGGTGCACGACCTGATGATCTTAAAGACAGAGGTGGATGCTATGGCAGCGCGGGAAGCGGAAAGACTAAGAGAGGAGCAATGAGTTTGGTATATTTCTTCGTGCCTGGTAAGGTGCAGGGGAAAGCAAGACCGCGGTTCTCTTCGCGAAGCGGGACTGTCTACACGCCGGGCAGAACAAAGTCGTATGAACGGCAGATCGCGGAGGCCTATGAAGCACAGCACGGGCCCTGTTTCGAGGGGGCTGCGATGGTCGTGATCGAGGCAATCTTTCCGATCCCGAAGTCATGGCCGCGGGCAAAGAAGGCAGAGGCAGCGGCAGGAAAACTTGCGCCGGGGAAGCCGGACATTGACAACATCTTGAAAGTCGTGCTCGATGGGTTGAACGGCATCGCCTATGAGGACGATAAGCAGGTCACAATCGTGCAATGCAAAAAGTCATACATGAAGCCTGGGTTTAACGACGCAGGTCTTTATGTACATGTTTTCAGTTTACTAGAATAGAGAGGGGCTAAGCATGATCGACACAACCGGATCCCTGCTCAGTAGACAAGTGCGCAGGAAGATCGAGCGTCAGAAAAACAAAAACGCTACACTCACGGTCAAGCCGGAGTATCTAAAAGACTTGTGCGCGCAGGCAGTCCAACAGGAAGCAGCGAAATTAGCGACACATGCAAAAAATGAAGCCGTATCAAGGCTATTCGAAGAACTGATCGCGATCCCGGTTATGGTGATCCACGACCACTTCGGCGAGCTTAGAAAGAAAGATGGACGGGAAGAGCGGTTTGCAGAGATGTGTCTCGAACTTTACGACACAGTAGAAAAAGGGTTTGTAACACCGGCGGAGCTGAGACAATGTTTATTTGAGGAAGCCGGCGTGCGGTTTAAGCACCCCAGCGGCTCACTAGCATCAGAAAGAAAAGAGGCGACCAAAGTATGATTCTCTATTTCCGAAAGGGGGCCAGAGTAACCGAGCTCTTGCTGGCGAAGGATACCCTGAGGCCTGGCATGCTTACAAATGGTTACCTTTTCATGGTGATCAAAAGCGACGCCCGGGGGCATATCGGGATCATGCCAAGCGAGCGGGAGCATTTCGATCTGGAATGGATGGCAAGCGCTGCCTTCTGGACGAAGGCGCGGCAGCTTTTTGACCGCGGGTGGGAGGCAGACGGCTATCCGGGTGCGGTCATCCTCTTGAAGTACTACGAGGCAAGTGACATGGCAGAAAAGCAGAAACGCGCGCTCGAGCGAAAACGGAAGAAAAGGCAGTCTCTTTGTGGGAAGATACACGAGCCAAGGCTTTGCGCCGTGTGTGGTCACCTGTTTCAGCCGAGCACAGCAAGGCAGAAGTACTGCAGCATAGGCTGCCAGAAGCGGTATTGGCAGGAGGCGCACCGGCGTGAGAAGAAAGGGAAGGAAACATGAAGGCTGGGAATATGACGGAAGAAGAGGTGCGTGATTTCTTCGAGAAGCTGCGCAGCCAGCGGCAGGAGCTCTATGATCTGATACAGGAAAGGGAACATGTGGCAAATGACATCGCCGCCGTGAAGGCGGTGCAGTACGATAAACCGAAAATCACTGTCACGGTGAACTCTGACTTGTCTCAAATACTGGAGCGAATCATCGAACGGTGCGACAAGCTGGACAAGCGCCTGCTGGAATGCATGGACATCCTCACCAGCATGAGAAAGAAAGCGTATGAATTGCTTGCCCTATGTCGTGATACAAAGGCGAAAACGATACTTTATGATAGATATCTGGCTGGCATGTCATGGCGAGAGATCGAAGAGAAACGTGGATTCACAAGGCAGTGGCTGGCTCGCATGCGAGACCGCGCTATCCGTATGATTTCTCAAAATACCTCTTGACTGTTTACACGAGTTTACATCGAGTGATGATATAATAGTAAAAGGGAAATCGCACAGGGGAGAAATTCCCGACAAGTCGATCTGTGCTGTCGTTTCCATGCTTGGCCTCCTTCATGTTTAGGGTATGCCGTAAAAGAGCGCCTCTTATGAGACGCTCTTTTGCGTGGAAAAGAAAGGAGGGGAGAGATGGGAAAGCTGACTGAAAAGCAGAAGCGGTTCATAGATTTTTACATCGAGACTGGGAATGGCGCCGAAGCGGCGCGCCGTGCGGGGTATTCTGAGAAGGTGGCCCGGCAGTCCGCGGGAAAAATACTTGCTTCGCCGCGGATCGCTAGCGCTATTGCTGCCCGCCTGAAAGAAATCGAGGATAAGCGCATTGCCAAGGCGAAAGAAGTGATGGAGTTTCTGACGTCTTCCATGCGCGGCGAAATCAAAGAGGAGGTCGTTGTCGTGGAAGGGGTTGGCGACGGCTGCAGCAAAGCAAAAACCATAGAAAAGCAAATCGGGGCTAATGATCGTATCAAAGCGGCGGTGCAGCTGGCGAAGCGCTATGGACTGGACAGGCCGGAAGATGCTGACGGTGAGGCACACATTACATTCAAGTTTGAAAGAGGCGGTGACGATGGAGATTAACGTAGCGGACCATGTAGGGCCTGCTTTTGATGCCGTCTTCCAAGACATCATTCATCACCGTCATACCCATTATTGGATGAAAGGCGGCCGTGGCAGTACGAAGTCCTCTTTTGTGAGTGTCGTGCTGCCTATCCTGCTATTGCAGAACCCCAAGTGCCATGCGGTCGTACTCCGAAAAGTCGGGAACACCATCAAGACATCGGTTTATCCGCAGGTATTATGGGGAATCGATGCTATGGGCCTTAATGGTTTGTTTTCCGCAAAGATTTCCCCGCCGGAAATCACCCTGAAGCATACGGGGCAGAAGATTTATTTCATGGGCGATGATGATCCCATGAAGCTCAAGTCCATCAAGCCGCCATTTGGTTATATCGGCGTGGTGTGGTTTGAAGAATTCGACCAGTTCGCCGGTATGGAAGAGATCCGGAATCTGAACCAGTCTTTGCTTCGCGGCGGTGATAAATACTGGGAGTTCTGTTCTTTCAACCCGCCAAAGTCGAGAAACAACTGGGTGAACGAAGAGCAGCTCTATGACGATGCGGACAGGCTGATACACCATTCCACCTATTTGCAGGTCCCGAAGGAATGGCTAGGCAGCCAGTTCCTGCTGGAAGCAGAAAAGCTGAAGGGAAAGAATCTCAAGAGCTACGAGCATGAGTATCTGGGGAAAGTCACCGGGACCGGCGGTGCCGTCTTCGAGAATGTAGAGGATCTGCGCATGAGCAATGAGATGATCGCACAATTCGACAGGCTGCATTGCGGGCTGGACTTTGGCTTTGCAGTCGATCCGTTGGCTTTTGTCCAAATGCACTATGACGCCAAGAAGGAAGAGTTATATATCTTCGACGAGGTATATCAGCAGAAACTCACGAACCGCGCTGTAGCGCAAATCCTGCGCGCCAAGCACCTCACGGCACCGATCATTGCCGACTCTGCAGAGCCGAAGAGCATTGCTGAAATACGTGACATGGGTTTCAACATTATCGGATGCCGCAAAGGGCCTGATAGTGTAGCTTACGGCATCAAATGGCTGCAGGAAAGGCGGAAGATATACATTGATAAGCGCAGGTGCCCGAACACATACAGAGAATTTACCTGCTACGAATACGAGAGAAATCGTCAGGGGCAGTTTATTTCTGCCTACCCTGACGCAGACAACCACGCGATTGACGCCGTGCGATACGGCATGGGTGGACAGTCTATCAGAGCGAAACGTTCGAATATTTACTAAGGGGGAACCATGGCAGATTTACAAGGCCAGTTGCTAATCAACCTGCCCGGAGACGACGAATACATGATGATCCATGATGCCTATTATGGGACCGGATTATTCATGCAGGGGCGGGGACTTATTCAGCACCCGAGAGAGTCGGTAGAGAATTTCATGAACCGCAAGAAGCTGGCGTACTACTGGAACTACACGGGTCCTATCGTCAATGCGATGGTAGACCCGATTTTCAAAGACGAAGTGCGCCGGGAATACCGGAATTCTGAAATGTTCAATGGGTTCCTTGAAGACTGTGACCGAGCGGGGACAAGCTACCAGGACTTCTGCAAAAGCGCGGCACTCATAGCGAAATTGTACGGAGCGGCCTATATTGTTGTAGACAATTCGGATGAAATGGAAGGGACGCTTTCCGCTGCAGTGCGAAATCGGCACTTCCCCTTCTTGAAGGTCGTATCCCCGATGCAGATCAGGGACTGGAAGATAGATGACTATGGCCGCCTGACCATGTTTCAGTATGAGGAGCGTATCCGCAGCGGGGCATACACAGAGACGTCCCGCACTCACACATGGACGGCGGAGGAGTGGTCAATCACCAGCGGAGCGGGGAGCAAGGAAACCGGGGTGAACCCGCTCGGGGTGGTCCCTGTGGTGCAGTGGCTCGCACGAAACACTGACAAGCGGATCATAAAGCCGCCGTCTGAATACGTTTCTGTGGTGCAGACCAACTACTTCCTGTATCAGCTTTGTTCATGGCATGCGCAAATTCTGAGGGATCAGGCGTTCAACATCCTGACTATCCCAGACCCCGGGACGGATGATATCACCATCGGGACGAACAACGTCCTTGCTTATCCACCGGAGAGCACGCACACGCCAACATTCATCGCACCGGCGGCAGCCCCGGCGGACATGCTGACGGGGCAAATGGATCGATGCGTGAAAGAGATGTTCCGCATGAGCGGGCTCGAGTCAATCCTCGGGGCAAGCACCAGCGACAATAAGTCGGGCGTATCCAAAGAATGGGACTTTGAAAAAACCAATAAGCGCATTACTGATTTTGCGGTGCGCTGCGAGAATGCAGACAAGGCCATTATCAGGCTGTATGAGGCATGGTCTGGGGAAAACACCGGCTACAAGGTGGAATACCCGCGTGATTTCAAGATCTCCGATGTATCGGACGGACTGGCGAATGCACAGGCAGCTATCGACCTTGGCTTTGATTCCATCGCATACAAGCAGGAAGTCTTGAAGAAGGTGCTGGCGGCATACATGCCGAACCTTGCACCGGATGTATATGACACCATTCTAAAGGAAATGAAGGCAGCGGCAGAGAGAGCTGCGCAGGATGCAGCATACGGAGTAGATGATGACACCAAAGGCGGAGAAGGAGCTGGCGGAGTTCCAAAGGGAGATCAGGGAGAACCTGGACAAGACGGAACGGCGAATGACGCCGCTGGAGGCGGTGCGCAGCGCCTATAAGAAGCACCCCGTCATGGAAGTCATGCGAGATGAGCTGGTGGATGTGCTGGTGGCAGAAGCCCAGAGGGGCGGAGCTGCTGACGTCGAGAAGAAAAAACTAAAGGCAGCCATGGCAAAAGCATGGGCCGAGGATGGTTTAACGCTTTCCGAGCGCACCACACATGGCCGCCGGTGGGTCGTGGAGCAGACGACAAAGACCATCGAAGCAGCCATCAAGAAGGGCGGCAGCGTCATGACGCTTGCCAAGGAGCTTTTTGATGGATACGGCCATGATCACGTCATCCCGAAACAGGAAATCCCGAAATTCATGGGAAAGCTTGTCGCTCTGTCTAAAGACTACCAAGGGAACGCGTTCAAACGCGCCCTGCGCGATGCGCAAAGGAACATAGATAAATTATCCACGCAGGGACTCAAGGCGGCCTACAATGGCATAATCGGCGCTATTTCAAAGGGCAATGAGGAGATGGTAGATAAAGCCATTTACGTGGCCACCCAAGAGAAAGCCCGATACTTCGCGGAACGAATCGCCCGCACTGAGAAGGCGAGAGCCTACATGGATGGGGTCATGTACCAATATGCCAATGATCCCGACTGCGTAGCTTTCAAGTGGAAACTGTCGAGCCGCCATCCATGCGATGACATTTGTGACCTGTACGCCCGTGCAGACCTTTGGGGGATGGGCGAGGGCATTTTCCCGAAAGACAAGCTCCCGAAGCTGCCAGTCCATCCAAACTGCATATGCCGTGTAGTTCCCATATTTCACGGATCCATGCGAGTGACAAGCGAAACCCCGAAAGACAAGACGCTTGCCGGAGGTCTCGCCTACATCATGAGCCTTACAGAGATGCAACGCCATTCACTTCTCGGGGTGAATGGCGCGAAGGAAGTCCAGAATGGAGCCAGCTGGGAGCAATACGCGAGGGGGTATTCCGATGAAGTGATGCAATGTCGAATTCGGCAGTATGACGGCCCTAAAGGAAGCGTGCTGTTCGACACCGGATATGATAAAAAGCACAACCTAGACGAAGTAAATATGGCCGAGTGGCTGGTTGAAAACTTC